TTCTTGTGCTGACCGGCGCCAATAGCGCGGTCGGGCTGCGTTCCATGCCGGCCAGGTTTCTGTTTCTGGACGAGGTAGACGCCTATCCCGGCGACATCGAAGGCGAAGGCGATCCGATTGCATTGGCCGAGGCCCGGGCGCGCACTTTCGGCTGGCGCAGGAAAGCCTTTCTGGTCTCAACGCCAACCATTGCCGGGCGCAGCCGGATTGAACGGGAATATGCTGCCTCCGACCAGCGACGCTTTTTCCTGCCCTGTCCGCAGTGCGGCGCAATGCAATGGCTGAAATTCGAAAGCCTGATCTGGGAGAAAGGCGACCCGCGCAGCGTGCGCTACCATTGCGAGGAATGCGACACGCCGATTGAGGAGCACCACAAGACGGCCATGCTGGCCGCCGGCGAATGGCAGCCGACAGCGGAGGCGGAAAACCCGCATACCATCGGCTTTCATATTTCAGCGCTGTATTCGCCGGTCGGCTGGCTGTCCTGGGAGCAGATCGCGCGCGATTGGGAAGCCGCCCAGGGCAAGGCCGAGGATCTGAAAACCTTCCGCAACACCGTACTCGGCGAGACCTGGCAGGATCGTGGTGAGGCACCGGATTGGGAACGCCTGGTGGAACGGCGCGAGGATTTCCGGCTTGGCGTGGTGGCGCATGACGCACTGGTGCTGACGGCGGGCGTCGATGTGCAGGATGATCGGCTGGAATGCGATATCTGGGCCTGGGCTGAGGGTTATTCCTCCTGGCTGGTGGATCACATTGTCATTGCAGGCAGCCCGCGTGAACGCGCGCCCTGGGATGCGCTGGCGGAGTTGCTGGCGCGGGATTGGCCGCGCGCAAATGGCGGCGCGATACGTATCGCCAAGGCCTGCGTTGATACGGGCGGACGCGATACGGCGGCGGTCTATGGCCACCTGCGCCGACTGCGCGATCCGCGCATTGCGCCGACCAAGGGGGTTGATGGTTGGAACCGCGCGCAGCCGGTGCAGGGCCCAACGCCTGTCGATGCGCTGGTGGATGGGCGGAAGCTGCGGCGCGGCTTGAAGCTTTGGACGGTGTCGGTCTCCACCTGGAAGGTTGATCTCTATCGCCGGCTTTGGCTCGGGCGTGGTGAAGCAGCGGAATTCCCGCCCGGCTGGGTGCATTTGCCGCAGGGGATCGAGGTTGAATGGGTCAAGCAGCTAGTGGCCGAGCAGCTGCATCAGGTGAAAGACCGGCGTGGCTTCATCCGCCAGGAATGGGCGAAGCTGCGCGATAGAAATGAGGCGCTGGACTGCGCGGTGCTGGCGCGTGCGGCGTTGTGGTTGCTGGGCGCCGATCGGTATGGCGAGCGTTTCTGGCACAGGCTGCGCGAGGACATCGCGAATGCGCCGGTGGAAAGCCAAGCGGTAGAGACTGCCGTTCCGGTCGCGCCGCCGAACACTGAACCACCGCCAGTGATGCGTCGGCCTGGTTGGTTGGCGCCGCGTGGCGGTTGGTTGCGCTGATCACTTTCGGGAGGAAATCATGAGTAACGGTGAACTCCACGCGCGTGAGCGCGAGGATCTGTCGCTGCATGTCGAGCGCTGTGCCGAGCGCTACACGGCGGTGCGCGCGGAGATTTGCGGCTTGCGCAAGCAGACGCGCCGGATTGAGGGCGCGATCTGGGGCATCGTCGCTGTGCTGGTCGCGCTTGGCGCGGGTGGAGCGCAGATTCTGCCTATCCTGCGCGCCCTCGCGCGCGGTGCGGGTGGGTAATCCGCCTTGGACCCCGCAACCCTCGCCTGGGCGCTGGCGCAGCCTGCGGGTAGCCGCGCTGCCGTGCTGGCCTCTGCATATACCGGCGGCGTTACGCGCGTCACCTTCGAAGGCCGCACCGTCGAGTATCGCAGCCTGGATGAATTGGGCCGCGCCATCGCCGCGCTTTACGGCGCGGAGAATGCCACTACGCGGCGGCCGGGTGTGACACTCGCCAGTTTCACAAGGAACGCATGATGGAACAGACGCATTGGCAACCCGCCACGCTGGCGGCAGCGCTTGGCGTTCCGGAGGAGGCCTTCCGCGCCTTCGCCCGACTACGCCAGATCGCCTGGGAGAAGGAACTCGCTCCTTCAGAAGCGGCAAGCCTTGCGCTGGCATGGGTCGCGGCGGATCGCGCGGCCTGCCATGGCCCGATCGCCGAGGCTGCTGGCGCACTGCTTGATACCGTGACCGAGGCCCCCACCGAATGAAGCTTCACCTGCGCGCTGCCTGGAACGCTCTCCGGGGTTACGCTGCCGCGCAGGAGAACCGTGCCTCGACCTGGTCGCCCTCAGGCGGCAGCGCCAATGGCGAGGTCGGCATGGCCGCCGCCAGCGTTGCACGGCGCGCGCGCGACGCCGTGCGCAATGACCCCTATGCCGCGCGTATCGTGGATCTTTGGACCGGCAATGCGGTCGGCGCTGGCATCACGACGCGCTGGCCCGAGACAGCGCATCGCAATGCCTGGCAGGCCTGGGCGGATAGCACGGCCTGCGATGCGGAGGACAAGCTTGATCTCTACGGCCTGCAGGCGCTGGCCATGCGTGCGGTCGTCGAAAGCGGCGAATGCTTCATCCGGCTGCTGACAGTGCCGACATCGCCGCGGAACCCGATCGGCCTCAGCCTGCAGGTGCTGGAAAGCGATCATCTGGATACCGCGCGCAATGGCGTGGTGAATGGCGCACCGACCATTCAGGGCATCGCGCTTGGGAAATTTGGCGAGCCTATTGGCTACTGGCTATTCCCGACGCATCCCGGTGCTTGGATGCTGCCGGGTGCGCGGCTGACGAGCAACTTCATCCCTTCGCGCGATGTGCTGCATATCTTTCGCAAGCGCCGCCCTGGGCAATTGCGCGATGTGTCCTGGCTTGCGCCAATACTGCTACGGCTGCGTGACCTTGGCGACTATGAAGCAGCACTGCTGATGAAAGCCAAGATCGAAGCCTGCCTTGCAGCCGTTGTAACCGATGATGGCGAGGAAACCCTAACCAAGCCCAGCGATACCAACTCCAGCTTGCTGCGCGATGCGCAAGGCCGCGCGGTGGAAAGCTTCGAGCCTGGGATGATCCTCTATCGGCGCGGCCATGGCGATGTAAGTGTGGTCAACCCCTCGGGCGGTGGGTCGCATACCGCCTTTGCGCGACGTTCGCTTGAAGCCGCTGCCGTCGGTGCGGGCCTCACCTACGATCAGGTCTCCGGCGACCTGACCCAGGCGAATTACTCGAGCCTGCGCGCCGGCAAGATCGAATTCCGGCGCCTTTGCGAACAGGTGCAATACGGCATGCTGATCCCAATGCTGGTACGGCCCATCGCCGATCGCTTTCATGCGCAAGGCGCGCTGGTCGGACTTTGGGCGGATGCCATGCCGAAGGGTGTCGCGCATGTGCCGCCAGCGCATGAAATGATCGACCCACTGAAAGACACCACAGCGCTGATCGCCCAGGTGCGCGCCGGCTTTGTGCCGCAGCCCGAAGCAGCCGGCGCCTTCGGCTATGATTTCCGCTCGGCGGTCGAGATGATCCGCGAAGCCAATGCAGCGCTGGATGCGGCTGGCATTTCGCTTGATACCGATCCAAGGCGTGTCGCAAAATCCGGTGGTGCGCAGGATGCAGCGCAAATGGCGGCGGTGGAAATCGCCGCAACTGGCGCGGCCGGGGCGGCAGCGCCAACGCCGGCAGATACCCAAACAGCATAGGGCTCACCATGACCGAAACCACCGACCCGGGCGGGAGCGATCCCGCGCCTGTTGATCCCGCTTTGCCCGATCGACTTCCCCCCGATGGGCAATCGATCACCGCGCGCCGCGCCATCAGCGCCCCCGCCACCGTGGATCGCGCTTCCCGCACGGTCGAGGTCGTGTGGTCCACCGGCGCGCGGGCTCGCAACTTCGTGCCCTCCCTCGGCGGCATTACCGAGGAGTTGGACATGTCGCCCAATGCGGTGCGCATGGCGCAGCTCGGCTCGGGCAATGCGCCAGTGCTGAACACGCACCGCAGCAGCGATGCGCGCGATGTGTTGGGCCGTGTCATTGCCGCGCGGCTTGAAGGCGGGCGCGGTCATGCGCGGCTGCAATTTTCTGCCGCTGCCGATGTTGAACCGCTCTGGCAGCGCATTGCCGATGGCACGCTGCGCGCTGTCAGCATCGGCTATCGCGTGCACCGCTATGACCAACGCCCCGATCCGGTGAGCGGTGAGATGATCTACCGCGCCGTGGATTGGGAACCTTTCGAGATTTCGATCGTGCCCATCCCGGTTGATCGGGATGCGCAAGTGCGTGGCGCGGCGCCTCAGGGCGCGCCGTCCTTCGCCATTGAACCTGCCCTGGCTGATGAGGAACCCCCTATGACCGAGACGACGCCGGAAACCCCGGCAGCCCCTCCGGCGCCGCCTGCCGCGTCGCCGCCCGCAACCACCACGGTGGAAACCCCGCCCGATCTTGAAGCTTTGCGCGCCGATGCACAGCGCGCCGAGCGTGAGCGCATCTCCGGTATTGATAGTGCTATCGAAGCGGCACGCGCCCTGGTCGGCACCGAGACTGCCGCGCATATCCGGCGTGAGGCTGTCGAGCGCGGCTGGCATCCGGACCAGGCGCGCCGCTCCTTGTTTGACGCCATGGTGAAAAGCGCTGCACCGCCTGCCGTCCCGGCGCGGCCGGAAACTGGACCCGGGCATGACTCGCCTTCGGAGATCCTCGATGCCATGGCGGAAGCCTTGGCCGCGCGCAGCATGCCGGGATACCAGCCACAGGGTGCCGGGCGCCATGCCGAATTCATGGGCTGGCGGCCCTCGGACATGATCGGCGAATTGCTGAGGGTTCGCGGTGAACGCAATGTGCCGCGCAACCCCACACTGCTCGCCGAACGCGCCTTCCACACCACTTCGGACTTTCCTCTGCTGCTCTCGGTTGCTGCCAACAAGATGCTGCTTGCGGCCTATCAACCAGCAGCGCCGAGCTATCGGCAGATCTTCCTTCGCCGCGATTTCCGCGACTTCAAGCCGCACCGTCATCTGCGGGTCGGTGATTTCCCGACGCTCATGCCCCTGATGGAGAATGGCGAAATCCAGGCTGGCACCATGTCGGAAAGCCAGGAAATCGTCCTGCTGCAAACCTTCGCCCGGCGCATCCGCGTGACGCGGCCCATGCTGGTGAATGATGACCTGGGGGCCTTCACCGACTTCGCTGCCGCGATTGGTCGGCGCGTGGCGGATTTCGAGAATGCCACGGCCTATGCGCTGCTCAATCAGGCCAATGGCGATGGTCCGACCCTGACGAACGGCCCGGCTGCGGTATTCGGCACGGCGGCCGCGCGATTGAATAAGGCGGCGGCGGGTAGTGCGCTGGACATCAACAACCTTGCCAATGGTCGCGCTGCGATCCTGCGGCAAAAGACGCTGGATGGCCTGCCGATTTCCGTCGGCAATGCCATGAAGCTGCTGGTGGGCCCGAGCCTTGAATTGCCCGCGCGGCAATTGACGGTGAGTGTGGGTGCCACGCAGATCAGCCAAGCCAATATCTATGCGGGCTTTGTCCAGCCGCTGGTCGAACCGCTGATCCCGAATAACCGCT